GGTCGGCAAAGCCCCGATGGTTTTCGATTTGCAAAATTTTTTTAGGTGGCTTGACAGACGACCAAACCCCGACACCATCGAGCTTTAGTTAAACTTAATTCGCCACTTCGTCAAGAACTTTACGGAAAATCATCAAATTTATACACAAAACTATAAAAACTCTTAGAAAAAGTATATTTAATCCTCTTATTATGTGGAAAATATTGGAGGTTTCTATGGGTTTTGATGGTCTTCAAACAGCACGCTCTCGACTCGTTGCAATAGAAACCGAAAAAGCAAAAGTAGATGAGTGGAGTAGTGGAAGTTCCCGCGTTAAAAACAGACTCTTATTAGACCTCAATAAAGAATACAACACAATTTTAAGCCTCATCACCTCAGATACCGACTTGGATAAATCCATTGTCGAACTTCGTTTAAACTCCAACTTCTCAAACAGAAAGGTTTATTGTGTTCAATAGTACCTATTTTGACGCATCTAAGCGCACGTTAGCCAATTATCAGTTTGATGGCACTGCGACAGTACCTTTTGATGTTATCGCTAGTCCTGAGCGCAATGCGGCACGAGAACGCGCACGATGGATTGAACAAAACTCAGGATTTATGAAAAACATTGATGACACGATTGTGAGTAACTCAGTAGGTAGTGGATTAAGGCTCAATGTTATCTCAGAGAATGAAGATTTTAATAAAGAAATAGAAGAGCTATGGGAAGAGTTCAACGCTGAACATATTGACTTTTATGGCGAACTAAACGGTACAGACTTACAAAGAAGCCTTTTGCTTCAAAGAATGGTCGATGGTGGCATTTTTGAGCGCATCACTGAACCCACATCAAAAAAGTTTCCCTTTTCTATTCAGTTGGTGGAAGTTGATAATCTTGATGAGAGTTCAATGTATGTACAAGACGATGGTTTTGTAGCCGATGGTATCGTTTTTAACAAAAGTGGCAAAGTAAATGGGTATCTCTTTAAACAGTATGTAAATCCATTATGGACGAACGCACGACTTGGAAATACGTTTATACCACGCTTCATCAAAAAAGACGACAACATTATCTTTTTTAAACGCTATGACACATCACGCGCATCCCAACGAAGAGAGTTTACAGAATACGCACGCATCGTAAATGATATGAAGTATTTTATGTCATTCCAAGCTTCCACCGTTGAAGCGGCAAGTGCAAGGGCAAAACTCATTTATGCCGTTGAAAGTGACGGTATGAACTTTGACATCCTAGATGACAACAATCAAAAGCACGAATACATCAATGGTGTCTATACGCGATACCTAAAACCAAATGAAAAGCTACATGTAGTAGACCCTGCCGTAGCTGGCACAAAATACGAAGAGTTCCACAAAAATAGTCTTAGACAGTTGGCTATTGGTAGAGGGGTGAGCTATGAATTGGCTATGAGAGACGCATCAAGTGCTAACTTCTCTTCTATACGAGCTTCTATCATACAAGACCACAAATTATTTGATTACAACCAAATGAGCCTCGTTAAACACCACTTAGATTTAATTTACCCGCGATTCGTTAGACAAATGGCACTGAGTGGCAGACTTTTTAGTGTAAAAGCAGACGATTACATCCTAAGCGAAAAGAACTACCAAAAACACCAATGGATAGCACCTGCGAGAAATTGGGTAGACCCATATAAAGATATAAAAGCTTTGGTTGAAAAATACAATCTCGGTGTTATTACCCTTAGTGACATTGCCAAAAGTGAAGGAAGAGATATTGCGGACATTATCGCAGAAAAAGTGAAGGAAAATGAAATGATGAAAAAAGCAGGGTTAATTCAAGAACCCGAATTACCAACAGGGGGCGAAGCATGAAAGGTCAATTAGCGGTCAAATATTTAACAAGTAACCTATTTTGCTTGACACCTGAGTACCTAGAGATGATGATTAGTGTGGCAAAAGATGGCGGTGTGATTGATATTCAAGAGTCCAACGCTAACACGCTTGAAATTGACGGAAATGTCGCCATTATCAGTATTGATGGGGCTATGGTGAAACGAGGCGATTTCTTCTCAAACCTATGCGGAATGACAAGCTATGCGAAGATTGAGAAGCAAATAAGCACCGCTGAAAGCACAGAGGGTGTTGATACGCTTCTATTTGTTGTGGATACAGCAGGTGGTGATGTGGCGGGTGTTGATAACATTGGCGAAAAAATCTTCAATTCTAAGCTTAAAACCGTCACATTGTATGAGAACTTAGGCGCAAGTGCTGGCGTATGGGCTTTTAGTGCGAGTGAAGAAGTTTATGCCACTCAAACAACACAAATAGGCTCAGTCGGTGTTGTGTTTGCTGCAAACATCCCAATGGAAGACGGCACGAATAAAATTCAAATCGTATCTTCCAACGCTGAGAACAAACGGTGCGCATTAACAGACAAAAAATGTCAAGAAAAAATCCAAGCACGACTAGACAATATCGAAGCTATCTTTTTTGAAAGAGTAGGTCGCAACCGTGGCATGACTAAAGAGCAGATTATAGCAGGGTTCAATCAAGGTGATGTCGTTATGGCATCGGTAGCTAAAGAGATAGGTTTCCTTGATGGAATCACTACTAAAGATGAGTTGTTACTCACATTAAAAAAAGGAGAAATAGAAATGACGGCATTAGAACAAAAAACGCTCAGTCTTCTTGCATCACATGGCACAGAAGAAGAGAAACAAGAATTAACAGCACTTCTAGCAACACACGGTGTCAATGCAGTGTGGGATGAAGAAGTTGCAGAGACAGAACCTATCCAAGAGACGGCTACGGCTATTATGCTTAACAGCTCAAAGATAGGTGCGTTATTGGCATCTTCATCCGTCCTTAGTGAGGCTGAAAAAATTGAATGTATCTCTAGCGAGAAGACATTTGATGAAATTTGTGCGTTAGTTTTGGAGAAAGAAAAAGGTGACTTGAAAAGTTTAGACACTACACCACCAAATGTAGAAGCAGACGCAAGCAAAGCAATGCTTGATTATGCAAAAAATAACAAAATAAGGGGTTAAAAATGGCAGTCTTAGGAACAACTACTTACACAGTAGATGATTTAGTAATTGGTGATTATGTATCAGACATGGCTTATCCTGTTAAATCGGGCGGTAATGTCGTTCGAGGTCAAGTTATGGAGTTGGTAGCGGGTAAATTAGTGCCTTGTCTTACCACTAAAACGCCTCATTCAATCATGTTGGAAAACATTGACGCAACCGCTGGAGATGTTTATGGTTCATACATGGTAAGTGGTATGGTGCGAGAGAGTTCAGTTGTTTACAACACTGGTACAGCCGCTGAGTTTAGAGAAGCGTTGAGACTTGCAAATATTATCACAAGGAGTAAATAATGGCATTAATTAAAGATAAAAAAACCTTTGTAATGTCAGTAGCGGCTATCGTAGCTATTGATATGGGAGTTATGGATAAAGTTTTTGGAAGCCCAATCGCTATGGCAACCGATTTAATCGAATACGACATTGCAACCGTTGAAGGTGTGTTACCTGAGTACAACTCATTTAAGAACACCGCGAACATCGTGACTAAAAACGGTAAAGACACCGTGGTTATCGCACCTGTAAACTTCAACGACTCTATTTCAAAAAGTGTTATCGAAGCCAATGCGACAAAATTTGGTGAAAACGAGTACGGTGATGGTTCTATTGATGCAACTATGGAATCTATGCTAAATGGTGTCGGTAAACTTCACCTAAATGCTCAGGTTGGTACTAAAAAGATTGCATACGAAGCCTTGACAACTTTTAAAATCGCTGGTGGCTATGTAGGCAAAGATGGCAAAGAGGACATTGTTTTCCCTGTTCCTGCTGCTAACAAAGAGGTTTTAGACGGTACAACTTTGAAATTGTGGACAAATGCAGCGGCTACACCTTTGGTAGATATTGCACGCGCATATGATGCTATGAAAATCAAACCATCGTTTATGATTATGAACAGCACAACCTATGCGTGGTTTATGAACAACGCTACGGTAATGACTGCTGACAATACAAGCACTGGTAAGATGAGAAACTTCTTCCCAAATCTTAACATTGATGGCACACAAGATTTCTTCTTGGCTGGCAAGGTTATCTATAAGCACGTTTCTATCGACATTTATGTTGAAAAAGGAACATACAAAAATAAAGCAGGTTCAACCGTTGCGTATTTAGCAGATGGCTATGTAGTCTATGCGAACTCAAACAATGGTGCGCTTTATTATGGTGGTATCCCCAAGGCAACAGCGGGCGGTGTTAAGAACATCAGAGCCGTGTTCGACATAGAAGAAGTTATGACGGTTAATCCTCCTGTAGATGAAGTGATTTATCGTTCAGCTCCACTGCCTGTACTCAAACAATCAGAAGGCTTCTTTAGTCAAAAAACTTTCTAAGGATAAGTGATGTCTAAAAAAACCGAAACAGTAGAGATTGCTGAAGAAACCGAAACAGTAGAAGAGAATGAAAACTCTTCTACTATCAAGGTGAAACTTGGGTGTAGGTATGGGCTTAATCTTCCAAACGAGGTCATTGACATTGAAGAGGAAAGAGCGCAA